ACGAACAAAACGCTTACTTCGCCTAAAATTAATGAAGATGTAGCAGTAACCTCAACAGCTACTGAACTTAATATTCTTGATGGGGTTACAACCACCACTGCCGAAATTAACCTAATAGATGGTGGTACATCTAGGGGAACCACGGCGGTAGCAAGCGGTGACGGCATTCTAATCAACGATGCTGGCACAATGCGTATGACCAACGTAGACACAGTTTCTACTTACTTTTCCAGCCACAGCGTAGGCGGGGGTAATATTGTAACTACTGGCGCGTTAAACTCAGGCTCTATTACATCTGGGTTTGGCGCAATAAATAACGGTTCAAGCAACATCACCACAACAGGCGTTGGAACTTTTGGGTCTTTAGATATTAGCGGTGACATAGATGTAGATGGCACAACCAATCTTGATGCTGTAGATATTGACGGTGCTGTGAATATGGCAACGACTGCTTTAATCACAGGAGTTCTTACAACTACGGCGGCTACGGTCTTCAATGGTGGGTTTGCTAGTAACGCAGATTCTCTTGTTGGAACCGACAAAAAGATAAAATTTCGTGACGCCGCTATCTATATTAACTCATCTGCAGATGGTCAGCTTGATATTGTAGCAGACACTGAAATTCAAATTGCGGCTACTACAATCGACATTAATGGTGCTATAAACGCTAGTGGTGAAATTATCGCTGCAAGTTTAGATATTTCTGGCAACGCAGATATTGATGGAACGTTAGAAACAGATGGGCTTACAGTTGGTGGTGTTGCGGCTAAAGTCGCGGGTAAAGAAAGCATTTATGTTCCTGCAACTGCTATGTATCCCAGCACGACCAATCCATGTTCTGATTTAACGCAAGTCGAGACAACGGCTCTTCGCCCTGATCTTAAAGTGTTGGACTTTGCTGATGGTGCCGATGATTTTGCTCAGTTCAGTGTAGCCTTTCCAAAGAGTTGGAACGAAGGCACTGTTACGTTTCAGCCTTTCTGGACGGTAACAGGAACAAATACAGGTACTGTAGCGTGGCAATTAGCGGGTGTAGCGATCACAAGTGACGAAAGTATAAATACAGCTTTTGGCACTCAGGTAGCAACAACGGCGTTGGCCTTTTCTGGCACATCAAATGATTTAATGGTAAGTGTAGAAAGTGGTGCAGTGACAATCGCGGGAAGTCCCGCTGCGGCGGACATGTGTTTCTTTCAAATAAACAGGGACATTAGCGCGGATACTCAAACAGGAGATGCTCGGTTATTGGGTGTTAAATTGTTGTTTACGACTGATGCAGCGAACGATGCGTAGGGGATAAAATGTCAGGTTTTGGTTATAATGTTTTAGGTTTTGGGGCCAACGCTTCTGGTGCTGCTGGCGGTGCCTCTGACGATCAGTTCAACCGCGTTAGTTTTTTGTCTCATTTTGACGGCGCAAACAACGGTGTAAACAATGCGTTTGATGATAGCAGTTCTAACGACCACACAATAAGCAATACTGGCAGTCCAACCCAAGGCAGCTTTGGGCCATTTGCTCGGCCTGACGGTGAATGGGGTGTGTCGTTTGATGGTACTAACGATGGTTTAAGGCTGCAAAGTTCTGACTTTGGCATTTCAACGGAAGCGTTCACAGCGGAGTGTTGGGTTTTCCCAACAAAAGTACCTGATAATTCTGATAGTTTTATGTGGTGTATGGATGCAACCCAATCAAATGCCAGTGGGAATACTTGGGCATTGAGGGCAAACAATGGTAAGGTTCAAGTTTTTACGGTATCCAGTGGTACTCTCACTACAAAAGAAAGTACAGCGTCATTAAATATAAATGCTTGGAATCATGTAGCAATATCACGTAGCGGAACGACTATGTACGTTGCATTAAATGGCACAGTTGAGAGCGCAACTTGTGCATCTTCTCTTAATAATCAGCAATATCTTCATATTGGCTGCGCTGCCTCTAATGTTTACGCTTACTTTTTCCAAGGGATAATTAGTAATGCTAGATACCTTGTTGGAACAGCTTTATATACAAGTGATTATACTGTCCCCACAGGTAAACTCACAGCTATTACAAACACTGACCTTTTAACCTGCCAATCAAACAGGTTTGTTGATAACTCTGCCTCTGGTCACGCTATAACTATAACAGGTGAGCCAGCCGTAACAGCATTTGGCCCATTCCTGACCAGCGCAGTGTATGACGCAACGGTAAACGGGGCGAGTTCACAGTTAGGTGCTACTAATTATGTTCACATCGCAGACGGTGCTTGGAAGACACTTGGCACAGGAGATTTTACTTGGGAGTATTGGATATATCCTATTGGAGAAAATGCTTACCATGTTGGTGATGCAACGGCAGGAACAAATATAAGTAGTACATTTACTTTAGGTGTGTCGGGAAAAAGGCTTATTTTATATTATAGCATTGCGGGTGAAGAGGCTTATCCTATATATAGTCCAGACTCTGCCCCATATTACAATAATAACGAGTGGCTTCATTTAGCCTATGTTCGCAGCGGAAATGACCATAAGATTTATGCCAATGGTATTTTAAGAGCTTCAGAAACACGGTCTGGTACTATGGTAGATTCAACAGGGCAATTTAATATAGGTAATTTTGGAGAGGGATATGCTATAGGTGCGCCAGACGGTATTTACTGTGATGTACGTTTGGTAAAAGGCACGGCGGTATATTCTGGCTCAACGTACACTGTACCAACAGCCCCACTGACTGCAATCTCTAATACAGAATTATTGGTAAACTTTAAAGATGGACAGGCGATTGATAGTGCTGCACAGAATAATATAACTTTGGGCGGCAATGCTAATACCAGCACGGATCAAGCTAAGTTTGGTGATACGTCCCTGCATTTAGATGGGACTACAGATTATGCTGAAATTGTAAATGTTCAGGGATTTGGGACAGGTGATTTTACAATTGAAGGGTTTTATAGATTTGCAAGTTTTACTAGTCAGGGAAATTTGTTTGACTTTCGAACTGCGTTGAGTAGCGCACTGCCACTACTTTCTCTCAACCTCTCTGGGGAGTTAAAATATGTCGTTACTGGTGCCAATAGGATATCGGCAGGCAGTGGCAACGAACTATCAACAAACACTTGGTATCATATTGCTCTCTGTCGTGGTTCTGGAAGCACTAAGCTTTTTGTAGATGGAACTCAAGTCGGATCAACATATAGTGATTCAACCACTTATCTTATTGCTCCAATTGTAAGAATAGGGGCGAGATCATACGGTAGTACTCCAGATCAAAACATAGATGGTTTTGTTGATGATTTTCGTATTTCACGAATGGCCCGTTACACCAGCAATTTCACAGCACCGACAGCAGCCTTCCCAGACAAAGGACAATAGACATGATGATAGCACAATTAAGTGGCAGTACGATTGTTGCGGTTGGGGATCACACTGCGTTGTTTCCAAACACTCGTTTCTACAAAGGTGGCCCAGACTCAACGTGGATGGCTAATCACTCCTGCGTAGATGTAGTGAAGTATTTAGCTTATGACCATGCCACGCAGAAAAGCGAAGTTGTTACGCCATACTTACAAGATGGCAAGGTCTACACGCGCCGTGTTGTAAACATGACTGACAGTGAAAAGACAGCTTATGTTGCAAGTCAAAACGCAGCGGCAGCGCAACGCAATCGTGATGAGCGCAACAAGCGGTTGGCTAATTGTGATTGGGTGGTGACCAAAGCATTAGAGTCTGGTGGTTCTGTGCCGTCTGCTTGGTCAACGTATCGCACTGCTCTGCGAGATATTACCACACACGCCAACTGGCCTAATCTGCAAAGCAGTGACATAGATGACGGTAGTGGGAGTGATTGGCCCACAGAGCCTAACTAATGCTAGGGTTTGCCCCACTAGCTAACAACTCCATAGCGGGGTTTGGTAATGTTCCTGTAGATACCGCTGTAACGGGCGTGGTAGGAACAGGGGCTGTAACGGGCGTGGCAGTTGGCGCGGTAGTTACGGTCACAGGACCGTCTGCGGGAACAGCCTCTGTTGGTTCCGTTACTGTAGAGGGTGACGCCAATGCTAACGTGACGGGTCTTTCGGCTACGGGTTCAGTTGGATCAGTTNTTGTTTGGGGTGAAATCACACCCTCGCAAAATTCAAACTTCTCTGCTATAACTCCCTCACAAACACCGTCTTGGACAAATATTGCGGCATAGGATAATGACATGGCTAGTACATATGTAAACGATCTAAGGTTAGAAGAGATTGGTACTGGCGAAGCGTCTGGTAC